ATGAAACAGGTGAAATGTGAAATGAACACTATTGTGGCTAATATTTTTCTCGAAGCAGTGCATGAGGAAGCTATTCCTGTCAATGTAAATACTGGAATGGAGTGGAAAGAACCAAATGGTGGAACAATGATTGACATGTTATTGGAATTTGAGGAATCTGATGAAACTACCATTAATAATGCCTTGAATAAGGCTGTTAATGATTCAATTGAATTATTTCAAACCGAATAAATAATATGGAAACAAAAGACTTAAAGAAGAAATTCAAAGATTTAACAGTGGCTAAGTTGACAATGGATGCTGTTTATTCTCGTCGTGCCATCGAAGAAATGGTAACTAAACAGTTTGGAAATTCTGTTTTACGTTATGAACATTATGGAAAAAAGGTCAATGTGGCAACGAGCTCCATTTATTGTAAGTTTATTAAACAATTAAAACCCGGAACAAAGGTTGTTATGACTGGAGCTGAAATAGAACTAAAGCCTGAATATGCCAAAAAAGTTTGGAAGGTAACTACACTTCCACAATTCATGTGTGGAGAAATAGTTGTTTGGTTAGAAGGATTTAGTGGGGCTTACTCATGTGAAATGCTAAGGTTTCCGGAGCCTGATGAGGATTTACCTTTTTGATACAAGATAAAAGTAACTAATATGAAATTAACAAAGGAAGAAGATCAAGTAATCTGCAAGTTTTTAAAAAATGTAGCGGAAGAAGGTGGTAAAGAGCTGTTTAGATTAATGCAGTTTGTTCTTATGAAATTATCTGAAGAAGCCATCCAGATGAATGCTGGTGAAGTTGCTTTAAGTCAGATTCTAAATTACGAAGGTGAGAAATATAATACGCGTATGGCTATCCAGTATTCCAAGGTGGGTGAAAAAACTTTAGAAGAACGTGCATACGAAATAGCTGACCGGATGCTCTTGTCAGGATCGGGAAACTGCGACCTCCGAGAAGAGATGAAGAAAGCTATATTAGCTGGGTATAATTTATATCATGAGGATTTCGATGATGAAGAATAATTCAAAACAATTTAAACATGAACGAGAAAGAAGATTTTTTCTTTATGGTATATGTAGAGGGTGAACATACTCCGGCATATAAACACAGCGATCTGACAAGCGCAGAAACAGAGGCTAAACGATTAGCAGAATCTTTGAATAGAAAGGCTTATGTTCTTTGTTCTATCAAATCTTTTGAAGTAAATAAGTTTATGGTTAGAGATTGCCGTCCAGTGTTGGGCGATGATCTTCCGTTTTAATCAAATCAATTTTAAATATGAATCATGAATTAAAAACATGGCCGCCTTATTATCAAGCGATAATAGACGGAAAGAAAAGATTTGAAATACGGAAAAATGATAGATGTTTCTCCGTTGGTGATGTTCTTCGCTTGCGTGAATACGATCCTGCCAAAGAATTAGACCCCATAACAGAGAAGTACACTGGACGCTACTGCTACGTACGGGTAGATTATGTTTTAAGTGATTTTCTGGCTTTAGAAGAGGATTATGTCGCTATGTCTATAACTCTAATTAATTAATAATTTAGAAATGAGTGAAACAATAATCAAGGTTTTAAAACCAAGCATAGATGGTAGGGTTTGCTATTGTCGAGTCCCTATCGCAAGGAAAATAATGGGAACTGGGGCGAAGGATTCTGAAATATTAATCAACGCTGGTATTTCTGATTCAATGATGGATATTGCGTTTAACTTGGAGACTGGAGCATACTCATTAGATAACACTTTGGCTAAAAATGAAGGGTATTGCGGTGCCTTCTCCACAACCAGACTTCTCCAACTTCTTCCAGTTCCTTTTAGTCGTGGCGGTGCGAAGTTTGGAATAATGCTTCACCCTGGAAACGCTGATGGTTTTGGTCGGAGTAGCCTTGTTGGATTGGTTGTAGATATGGAAAGTGGAGAACCGGTTAAAGAGTTTCACGGCCATCCGGTTACGGTTCTTGTCAAGTTGATAGAATTTGCAGCAAAAGAATAATTCAAAATTATAAAGAAAGGAGTAAACTATGGAATATGAAGATGTAGAAGAACCTTGTTGTGGAAATTGTGCTAAATTGACAGAATGCTTTGGGGTAGATGTTGATATTGAAGATCCTTATGAAAATCTACTCGATTACTGCCTCGCATACCAAGAAATAAAAAACGAAGATAATTAATAACTAAGTATATGAATATAGAACAAATTATTTTCAATCTCCAGAGCGCACATAGGTGGGTTAGATATTGGAAACAAAAGGAGATTTCAGGCTTAACAATGCCTGGTGAATACATTGAGATAAGGAGCTCTTTCTTATCAGATACAGATCTTGCTGATATTTTAGAAGCTGGATTCAAAATAAAAAGAATCAGTTCGAAAAATATAGATGCAGATGCTTATGATGATATCCTGTTAATGCGTAAAATTTGAGTATAACTAATAAGAAAGGAACATTATGGCAAAAACAGCTGATAAATTTGTATTAGGTGTCTCCCCGTTGACCGGGGACGCTTTCATTACAGCGACAGATAAAAATGGTTGCATGACAGATAATCGTAGAAAACTAAGTCGTTCGGAAGTCTTTGCATTCATGCATCAATTCGCGCAAGAAGAAGCCGAGAAACTCGGTTCTGATACTTTTCATGTAACAGCCGGAGGAAAGCGTGTTTTAGAGATTAAAGTTTTAGAGAAAGATTAAAAACGGTACAGATATGAACACTTTTAAAAGTAAAGCAAGATGTCCTAAATGTGGCTGTACTAATCTTATTTTGATGGAAATAAGTATTGCGTCTACAACTTTTGTTCAATCGGTTGGATATGTGGCTAAAGATTCATCTTACAATGAAGTAGGAAATATAATCAGACTTGAAGGCAAATGTAATAGATGTAATCATGGCTGGATTTTTAGAAATGCGATTCAAATAACAGACGTGTTAGAACACCCAGAGAAATTTTAATCAAAACTGAATAAAAATGAATAATTCAAATCTAAGTAGATATGAAAGCAAAAATAAGAAAAACAGGCGAGGTGGTGGACGTAATAACTTACTCCGGTCATACATACAGAAGTGATATTGATGTTGTGTCTTATATTGACAGCAAAGGCAATGAATGCGTTGATATGAAGATGAATAGGTTTTGGGATTTTGAAGATGTAGAAGAAAGCCTTATTGATTGGGAGGAAAGACGTTTTGAACTTATAAAGGCAGCGATGCAAGGGAATCTTCCGACATCAGCATTTGATAAGGAAACTTTTTGCAAGCATTGTATATCTATCGCTGATGAAATGATTACTCAACTTAATTCCTAACAAAATATTTATGAATAAAAGAACAATGCAAATAGATGTCATCGACCCGGTTGAAGGTACTGAATTGATGAAATGCAAATTGTATGTTGATGGTCGTGTATGTGTCATCGGAATGTCACAGTATGACTATGAAGAATTAATGCGCGAGAAAGTGTTTATCCGCGATGGCAAGAGTGTTGATTCTGCTGGTGTGATAAACACAACTAACACCTTCGTTGAAGAAGATTAATATTCATATACAAATCAGAAATGAATAAACCTATTGAGAAATACATAAAAGAAGAAGATCTAAAAAAGATGCCAATCAATCAGGTGAAAGTATGTAGACAGATATATACCACCTACAAAAATGTTGGTAATGATGATATTATGATGTTATCTGCACTGGAAGTCTATACTCGTCTTTTTCCAGCAATAGGCAGTTTGCCTGAAAAACAACAACTTGATATTGTTCACGAGGCTACAATGATTGCTTACGATGCCCGTACAAAGGCATTTGAGCACATGATAAATTATAATCCAAATAACGAATAACTATAATTTAAAAAATATATAAATGAAAAAATTAAAACGTTTACAATATGGTGATTTCCTGATAGAAGGCAAAAATCTCAAGGAAGTTAAGGAACAAAATAGATTATATAGAAGATATATCAACCCTTTAGGAAGATTATCTAAGTATGTCTTACCTTTTTGATTAAGTAATATGAAGATTTACTATTTTAATGACAGAAGTTTTATGAATGAAAAGCAGTATGATAGAGGACTTCAAGCAATATATTCCGGATGATGATTCATGGATCAGAGAATACAATGATAGAATAGGGATGCAGGAACTTGCCAATTACTATGATAAGGTTTTTGTATTCCTATTCGATATGAAGTCCGGAGACGAACTCAATATCGTGGAAATTGTTAGTCCGGATAATTATGATCTATTTATAAAGTGTGTGTCAACCTGTTTTAGAGAGTTGGCCAGCTATGGAATGTGCGGATATCATTTAGAGGGCAGTATCATCCTGAAAAGATGATTTTTTATCCTAATTCCCTAACTGATAAGTTCGCAGAAAAATAAACGACAATGATAGATGAAAAGTATATTGAGCAAGTATTAGACCGTGCGGATATCGTTGACGTTATCGGTGGTTACGTTGAATTGAAAAGGCGCGGTTCCAACTACGAGGCTTGTTGCCCTATACACCAAGAGAAAACCCCTTCTTTTAAAGTTAACCCGGTACGGGGAATTTGGCATTGTTTCGGATGCCATAAAGGTGGTAATGTCATTAGTTTTATCATGGAGCATGAGACAATGAATTACCCGGAAGCTATTTATTTTCTGGCTAAAAAGTACGGTATAGAGATTGAGGAAGAGCAACAGCCCTCTCCTGAACAACAGCAGGCACGGATGAAGCGTGAGTCCATGTTTATCATTAATGCCAAATGTGCAGAGTTCTTCGTACAGAATCTTCAGCAGAAAGACGCAGAAGGAGCTCGTAGCTATATAAAAGGACGCTGGGGCAAGGAGTATGCCGAAGAAATGCAAATTGGCTTTGCTCCTGATGATTGGAATACTTTATATAATTTTGCTGATAAAGCGGGATTATCCATTGATTTGATGATAGAGTTGAAATTGCTCAAGCAAAATGAGGTGAAAGGCAATATCTACGATTTCTACCGCAATCGCATAATGATCCCGATTCGTGACCGATATCGGCACATAATAGGCTTTACTGCACGGGATATCTCCGGAATAGAAGGTACTCCCAAATATCTAAATTCGGCAGAGTCCGATATATACTCCAAAAGTAATTCTATATTCGGCATCGATGTTGCGATTAGGCAAGCTGCAAAGGAAGATCGGTTTTATTGTGTCGAGGGTGCACCTGATGTAATGCGCTTACAACGCATATTCGTGAACAATGCAATTGCCTCGTTAGGTTCTGCCTGGACAAAGGAACAGTTTGAACAGCTTAAAAAGTACGCAACTAAGCTGTGTTTTCTTCCGGACGCAGACCCACCTAAAAGAGACGAACAATATGGTACAGGCATAGCTTCAGTTATGAAGAATGGTTTGTTAGCCATGCAATGTGGTTTTGCTGTTTCTGTAAAAGAGATACCACTCGGAGAAGCCAATAGTAAAAATGATCCGGACACTTACTGCACGGATAAACCCAAGTTTGATATTCTTGAAGAAGAAGACTTCATCACATGGTATGCGAGATATATCTTCAAGACAGCTGTGACCACTGAAGATAAAAGTACGGCCATCGGCACTATTTGCCGCATGGTGGCTATGTTGCGCGATGATATTAAGGAGTCAATGTACCTGGACAAACTACAGGAGTCCTATAAAAATAAAAACCTTTGGAAATCCGCAATCAATCAGGCAAAACAGCAGATAAAATCAAAGCAGGTACTTGATCAAGGCAAGAAGATTGATAGGGATTTATATAGCAGGTATGGCTTCTATGAGGAATATAACGCCTACTATGTAATCAGTACCAATGGTGGAAGCCCGGTTCAGTGGTCGAATTTCACCATGTTGCCGATGTTCCACATTAGGGACTCTTTGCTTCCCAAACGACTCTATAAAATTAAAAACCAAAATAACCAAGAAGAAATTATAGAAATGAAACAAGAAGATTTAGTATCGCTTTCAAAGTTCAAACAGAAAGTTGAAGGTTTGGGAAATTACATTTGGTTGGCGACAGAAAAGGAACTGACTAAACTTAAAATGTTCCTCTATGAACAGACTGAGACGGCCACCGAAATAACCCAGTTGGGTTGGCAGCGCAAAGGGTTTTATGCATTTGGCAATGGAGCCTTTGACACGGAATGGCATCCGGTGGATGAATATGGTATTGTACGGCTGAAATCAGGTAATTATTATTTGCCGGGTAGTAGTATGATCTATCGTGATGATGTGAAGCTCTTCCAATTTGAAAGGAAGTTCATCCATACCAATTACAGTGCGGTTACCATGCGGGATTATGCCGAGAAATTGATAAAAGTTTTCGGTGATAATGCTAAAATTGGTATTTGTTTCCTGTTAGCCACATTATTCAGGGATATCATAGTAGGACAAACAAAGAGTTTCCCGATCTTAAATCTCTTCGGGCCTAAAGGCTCCGGTAAGTCAGAACTTGGACATAGCTTAATGTCTTTCTTCATCATAAAGAATACTCCACCTAATATCCAGAATGCAACCATTGCCGCGATGGGCGACCTCGTTGCACAATGCGCTAATGCATTGGTACACATCGACGAGTATAAGAACACAATTGATTTGGATAAGCGTGAGTTCCTGAAGGGGCTATGGGATGGAACGGGACGTAGCCGTATGAATATGGATCGGGATAAAAAACGGGAAATAACCTCGGTCGATTGTGGTGTAATATTATCCGGTCAAGAGATGACGACCATTGACATTGCTCTGTTTTCCCGTTTGGTTTATCTGACTTTCACCAAAACAGAGTTTTCTAATGAAGAAAAACGAGCATTCGACGATTGTAAAAGTGCACGGGATATGGGCTTGTCACATTTGACTTTGCAGTTACTTCGCCACCGGGGTAAGATGGAAACGGACTTTACTGCAAATTATCGGCAGTGTATGACTGATTTGAATGATTGTTTATCGAAAGAAAAGATAGAAGACCGTATTCAGCGGAATTGGGTAATACCTTTGGCGGCATTCCGCACGATGGAAGCAGTGATTGATGTTCCATTCTCTTATAAAGAAATGTTGGATATCACAGTGGAAGGGATTATTCGACAGAATCAGGAATGTAAAAGCAACAATGAGTTGGCCAACTTTTGGAATGTGGTATCTTACTTATTGCAAGACGGTGAAATATTCAATGAGGCGGATTATCGGATTGATTATGTGAAGAAGTTCAAATCGAATGTGATAAAGAATGAGATGGAGTTCGTTCGGCCAAGACCAATTTTAATGATGCGGAAGAATCGTATCTTTATGCTTTATAAAAAGTTTGCCAAACAGGTGGGAGATACGGCGCTTCCACCGGAATCTCTAAAATTCTATCTTGAGAACTCAAAAGAGTATTTAGGAGTTAAGAACTCTGTACGTTTCAAAAACATACAGAATGGGGTTGAGATTACTAAGCGTGTAGATATAGGGGAGGGTAGAACCGAATATCGTAAGACCAGTACTCCGGAACAAGCCATGTGTTTTGATTATGAGATGATAATGGATTCATATAATATCAACTTGGAGATTGATACGGATTCTGGGGATAGCGATAATGAGGGTATCAGGGATACTAAAGAAGAAACACTTCCGCCAGTTCAAAAGAAATTTAGTTTTTAACGATATACTATGTATCATTGTCGAGGGTGTAGACGCTGTGAAGCGGATGCACCCTTTTTTATTGGCCTTTGTTTGTGCTGTTAAAGGCATTTTTGTTGGGACAAAAATAGCTTCTACACTTTCTACACTTTCTACAATGTTATAAATGAGATATTTAACTATTATAAGAACAGAATACAAGCTTCTACAAATTTCTACAAAACAAGGAAAATAAAGAAAGCTTCTACAAAACTTCTCTTTTTTCCTATTTGTAGAAGTCTTTTTCTACATTTTAATTTACTTATATTTATGCTAATTGCCTTTAAAACAGTGTATTATTGGATTTGTAGAAATTGTAGAAGCTGTAAACGGGAAAATATACCCGTCCGGTAGAAGGTAATAAATATATTACTATTTGAATATATATATTATATTTGTGTCAAAATAAAGACTTATGAGCAGCTTTGTTATCTATCTCAGATTAGAAAAATACCTTTCTCAGTGGCTTGTACACGCTCTTGGCAGTCCGGTTCGTTTTCCGGCACAGAGTAATGAGAATGCGGTGATCCGTCGTTTTCTTCAAAGATTGCCTTCCGGACAGAAGCCGGAACTGATGGTTGATGGACTGACGCCTATTGTTATTCCGGATTCAAAGGCTAAAGACCCGGCAGTATATAATTATCTTGGCCCGCGAGCAAAAGAAGCCGTTATTGAAGCTGTTGAAGACTTATTCCGGCGTAATATGTGGGCGGAACTCGGAGAGATGTCGGTTGATCAATCTATTGGAGTTAATAAGATGGTTGCTGCATGGTGTGAAATGCATGGCATTGATGATGACTTCGTGGAAACTGTACGTCAGAAATATTATCGTATGCGTAATGCCTATACTAAGAAAGGTTTGTTTTTAAATTCTTTAACAAGAAAAAGAGAGGACAAGGATGCCTGTTTTGAACAACACCGAACAACACCGAACAATTATGAGCAATTGCCTTAAATTTATCAATCAGGTAGAGTTGATTGAAGTTGCTAATTTATCATCTTCAATTTTTATACCGGGAGTCGGAGTTTACCTTTCTCCGGCACTAACTTTCCGGAAATTGGAAACTGTTGGTCTTTCCTCTTTGGAAATTTTAGATCGGGTAGAGAATAAAAACCGTATTTACTCCCATACATTGACGTGCTATCTGCCGGATCGTTTTAATGTGGCCAATCGAAAATTGTGTTTCCTCCTTACCGCCATCTCCGGAGAAAGATATCTGATCGGTACGGATTCCCGACCTTATCCGGTCGTGACTTTCACGGACTCAAGACCGGAAAGTATTGCATCACAATGTGCGGTTACAATGCTCGTAACCTATTCTAATACCTGTTTTTACACGGTTTTGGATGTGTAAAGGTCTTTTTATTATATAAGGTATGGGCGTAATATTGCAATAAAATGTTTGCAATATGACGTATAATATCAACATTGATGACTACATCGGACGCTGGGGGTACTCCAAACAGTATATTCGTAACCAACTGGCTGGCTTGAAAGGTAAGCCTGTTAATGTCCGTATCAGTTCGCTTGGTGGGGCGGTGGATGACGGACTGGATATCCGCCAGCAGTTTATTGATCACGGCGACGTGACCGCTTATTTGTATGGTTTGGTCGCAAGTTCTGCCACCATTGCAGCGCAAGGGGCAAAGAAAGTCTGTATTTCTAAATTTGCCATGTTCTTGGTGCATAAAGTAAGTAACTGGGTGGATGCCTGGGGGCAATATAATGCAGACCAGATACAGGAGCTTATCAATCAGCTCAAAGAAAATAAGCTGGAGAATGATAAGTTTGATATTGTGTTGGCCAATATGTACGCCAATCGCTGTAAAAAGAAGGTGAATGAAATCCTTGATGTACTGAAAGAAGGCCGTTGGCTTACCGCACAAGAAGCGTTGAACTATGGCTTTGTAGATGAAATAATAGAGGACAACGAAAAGATTGACTTTGTTGATGCCGCTGAAAAACTGAATGTATTGGGACTGCCTGCTCTTCCATCACAACAGGACAAGGTAAATTCTACCGAAGGTTTACTGCAAAAGGTGATTTCTAAAATGGATGGCTTTATTTCCTCTTTTGGCAAAAAGGAGGAAGACACTCCATCTGAAACTATTAATAACGTAACAACGATGAAGAAAGACTATTTGAAAGTCAACGCCATCCTGAATGTTGAAGGCTTGGAGTTTGACAAAGATGGTAAGTGTAATCTTACCGAAGATCAGGTTAAAGCCGTCAACGATAAAGTGAATACGCTGGAACAGGACATTACCGATAAGCAAACCCTTATCGACCAGAAAGAAGAGCAAATTAATAATCTGAAGAATGATGATGGTGATGAAACACGCCACATTGAAGGTGAAGAAAAAAATGGTAAGTCTGATGTAACAGCACAATCTATGTATAACGATGTAAAGGATTTTATTTAATGGCACAAGTTGGAGTTAATATTGCAAGCGAGGATCTTCAGAAGACCGCTCGTAAATATCGAAAAGAATTGTTGCAGATGCCTGTGATTGCATTGTCCCGTTCATTGCAGCACATGAGTCTGCGTCCGGGTATTCGCTATTCTGAAACAGTTGGTGAATTGTCCGGTGATATGCAATTTGGACCCTATTCTGAAACACGTGAGGATAATAGTGAAGTAGTAATCAATCCGAGAACGTTATATACGTTCTTCGGTTCGGTTGTGCGTAACTTTTCCCCGAATAAAATCTATCAGTCTATGTGGGGTTCTGACATCACTAAGGGGGAAGCTTTGAAGTCCACTGAGATTACTCGTAAAGTGCTGGCTTTTCTCAGCGCTCAATTGGGTAAGAACCTGAATAACGTACTTTGGTCGGCTGTTCGTAAGGATGATGGTGAATTGTCCAAAGACTTATTTAATGGCTTTGATACGATTACCAAAAAAGAGTTGGATAGCGCTAAGCTTTCGGCTGCATTGGGCAATTATCTCGTTATCGAAGCTATTGATAAGAATAATGCTGTTGACGTGTTAAAAACAATCTGTCAGACTGCTGATGATATGTTGACTGAAGAAGAATCTGTGAAACTGTTTGTGCCTAAGCACGTATTCTTTGACTACTGCGAAGATTATAAATCGTCTACAGGTTCTATTCCTTATAATAAGGAGTACAATCAATATTTCGTAGAAGGGTTTGATAATGTGAGTATCGTTCCTCTTGCCAATAAGAAAAAAAGTCCGTTCATTCACATGACGGTAAAGAAGAATATGTTGGTGGGAGTCAACCAGACCGGAGAGGAAGAGAATATTGAAGTGGCACGCTTCAAAGCTTTTGTTCTCCAATTTATTGCTACGATGTTCTTTGGCGTTGAATTTGAGTCCATCTCTAAAGAACGGTTATTGGTTGCAAGTATTGATGGTGTAACTGCTATTTAGAAAGGAGAAGATATGGCTGATGTTAAACCAGTAGGATGTGGTTCAATAGACTTATATGAGTCTTTGGACTTTTGCGACGGTAAGACCGTATTGCCGGGTATTCGCCCGAAAGTCTTTTTTCAGAAGAAATCTAATATTGTGACTTGGCCGAAACTTCCGGATTTGGAAGCGGCTAAGTCAATGGCTGCGCTGGCGACATATGTAGGAAACTTCGTACTTGCCGCCGATAAGAAATGGTTGACACTGAAATCATTGTCAACAAAGTCTAATGTGACCTCTGAGCCACAAGGAGAGAAGCCAAGTCGGACAACGTTGAATAAATGTACATTGAAACATTCCGGTACTGAAGAGGATGCTTCAGGGTTCTGCCGTCAGGCTACAGCAGATGATCTTGTGTATCTTGTTCAGCAACGCAATGGTAAGTTCCGTGTCATTGGTTGTGAAGAGTTTGAAACGGATACAAAACCGACTCAGGCACTTGGTGAGGGTGTAACCGGAGAAGCTGGTACAACTATTGAGATTGAGGCAACCGACCTTTGTCCGGCTCCGTTCTATCCGGGTAAGATTGAGGCGGAGGATGGTGATATCTCTGGTGCGGATGGTTCGGCGTGGGCTGATCCATCGGCATAATGCAATAATTTGTTTTTGGTTAGTTGGTTTGGTGGTGGCGTGGCTGGTCTGTGCCATCACCTTTTTTTAAAAGCTAAAGTTATGGATGAAAAATTGACAGCAAGAATACAGGCTTATTTGGATGCGGCGCCTGAAGATAGAAATGTGATTGACGGTGCGACTATGCTCCTGTCTCTGAATCGTAACCGCATCCTTTTCCAGAATGTAGTTCGTAAACCGGAAAAGTTTGCGGATAAGGTTGAATATGAATTGAAAAAACATCTTGCCATACGCCTTGACCGTAAGACTATTGCGGATGTGGTAACTATGAATAAAGTGGTAATTCCGGCAGCACAAGCAACGATTGCCGAAGGTGCTCCGGTGATTTCCACTGATAATGATTTGCCGACTGAAGGAACTGTTGTGCGTGGAAAGCGTGCGGATCATGAACTGCTTCCGGATGAGATTAAGGCTTTATGGGATGAGTGTACTCCGCTTTGGTTCAAGATAAAGGAACTGTTTGAACTACTGAAAACGATGGAGAGTTCTCCGGCTTGTGACCGCTTTGAATACTTACAGCAGTTGGAAGAGTGTGACAAAAAGTATCGTGCCAATATGCAGGCTTATGATGCTTTTGTTGTTGGTTCTTCTGATGCTGATACGGATAATGGCAAGAAAGCGGAAGATAATCCGGCTGATATTGCTAAAAAGGTCAATGCTGCACGGAAATATCTTTCTGACAATAAAAAGAAGCTGGCTGATCTGAAAACCACGGATGAGAAAAAGTATTCAGTGTTACTGATGAAAGTACAGGAACGTTATGAATATCTTGTCAGTAGCGGTAATACGGTTGAAGCTGAACAAGTGGCAGAGTTGGTTAATTTAGGGTTGGTAGTTAAATGAAATTAGTCAATCAAATAATAAAGCCATTATCCGGTACGCCATTACAGGCGTACTTGGATAATCGCATACAATTATTTGATGTCATAGAGAAAATACTTTCCGAGACTGGTCCGGCTGAGATTTACATTTCTACCTTTTCCACTTCCGAAGAATTTCTTCGGAAAATTTTTCGTCTCCGGAGACGGGGGTTGTTGACGAAAGCAACCATGCTGACTGACCTGAAGGCATCCCGAAAAACAGTTCACCTGTACACATTCATATCGAATGTGTTTGATGATGTGTTCTTGGCTGAGAATCATTCCAAAGTTATTCTCATCCGGAACTCAAGATGGATGGTATCTATCTGTACATCTCAGAACCAAACACGGGGAAACCGTACTGAAAGCGGGATGATAACCACTGATCCGCGTATTTACCTCGACCTGCAAGAACAGTTCTCCACTATCATTAACTCAAAAGCAATTCATTTGGATGGGCTATTCAACGGAACAGATAGAGAAGATTAAGGAACTGGCGGCATGCTTGACTCCGGTTTCTGACATGGCGGTGCTGCTTGATGTAGACGTTGATGCGCTGCGTCTTGAAATTCGTAATCGTAATACTCCGGTGTCTCGTGCTTATCATTATGCGAAAGCTGATACCGCACTCAAGTTACGTAAACAAGAAATTGAACTGGCTAACGTTGGCAGCCCGTTGGCGGTGCAGCTTACGAATAGCTATTTGTTGAATATGGACTCTGATGAAGATTTATAATGCCTGTACCTGCTACTATAGATGTATGTGAAAAGTATCTGTTCGCTGATGTCAATGAGATGACCGCGGATGGTATTCCGGAACTGATTCAACAGCGATTGATAAGGCTTCGGGATATGTATAATTTCTGGTTGCAGTTTCCACGGAAAAAAGATCTGGAAATAGTTGACGAGCTGGAGCGTCGTTATAAGGTCAGCAAGTCTACTGCTTATGAGGATATCCGTCTCATAAAGCGATTACTTGGCGATTTGGCTAAAACCACAAAGGATTATCATCGCTACAAATTTTGCCAGATGATTGATGAGACTTTTGATATGGCCAAGCGGATAAAGGATGCCAGGGCAATGGGGGCAGCCGCCAATTATTATGGAAAATATACTCAGCTGGATAAAGAAGATATCCTTGACAAAGGCTATGATAAGATTGTTGTCCAGCCGTTTGAACCTACCGATGATCCGACGGTTCTTGGTATCAAGCCTATTCCTAATGTCAGAGAAAAAATAAAGACCAAGATACAGCAGTATTGGTCTGATGACATTGAAGATGTGTCATTTGAAGAGGTGGAATTTAACGAGGAAGACATTTTCAAAATAAAACCGCAAGGCAATGAAGCAGTACTTTAATGACCCGCAACAGGAAGTGATGTACACTTCGGCCAAAGATACGGTCGTCGTCGGTGGTCGTGGTATTGGCAAAGGTCTGATTCATGCTGCATGGAATCTCCGGAACATGCAGCGTATGCCCGGCAGTATAACGGGCTTTGTTGGTGCTAATTGCAAACGTGTCCTTACGAATACGCTTCCTTCCATGCTTATCCATTGGGAGAATTGGGGGTTCAAACGCGATCTTCATTGGACTGTCGGACGTAAACCGCCCAAGACATGGGGATGGGGAGAACCATTGTTTGAACCGGAGAACTGGGAGAATATTCTTTCGCTCTATAATGGTAGTATTGGCTACATCATATCACAAGATAGAAGTGGAACTTCCAACTCACATTCTTATGACGCTTTGGATATCGACGAAGCTAAATTTATAGATTTTGAGCAGCTGAAGGATGAAACCCTCCCCGCTAACCGTGGTAATAAGCAATACTTTGGACAGCACTTCTATCATCATGGTATGTTTATATCTTCAGATATGCCGGTTACAAAGAAAGGGTCATGGTTCCTTGATTATGAAAAGAAGTGTGACCCGGAATTAATTGAGGTGATCCAGGCAACAATCTTTGAGATTTGGAAGACTAAGCAAAAAGTCAAAGATATGTTAGGGGCTGGAAAAGTCGTGCCTGCTTATTTACGCTCCTATCTACGTACTTTATCGCGTGATCTTTGCCGGATGCGTTCGGTAGCCGTCATGTACAAGGAATACTCAAGTATTTGGAATATGCAGGTATTGGGCGAGAAGTGGGTGAATGATATGAAGCGTGACTTGCCACCGCTGACCTTCCTGACCTCTATCCTCTGTAAGCGCATAGGCATCACCCGTGATGGCTTCTACTCATCCATGCGGACGCATCATAAGTATAGCTGTACCAACTTCTCATATCTGGATAGTCTTGAGTACAAGTTCGACAAGTTGAAAGAACCTACATCGCTGGCTGATGCTGATGTGGACGCAGGTATGCCTATCTGTATTGCATTTGATTATAATGCGAACATCAACTGGCTGGTAGCCGGACAGCCGCAGGATAACAAACTGAAGGTGCTGAAGTCTTTCTTTGTGAAGTATGAACGTAAGCTTCCGGAATTGATTGAGGACTTCTGCAAGTACTACCGCCATCATAAGCGCAGGAAAGTGATATTCTATTATGATAGCACGGCATTGGGAAGTAATTACGCTGTGAATGATCAGGACTTCCGATGGGTGATTTCTCATGAGTTCAAGAAGCGTGGATGGGAAGTTCAGGAGGTGTATATCGGTAAGCCTATGAACCACATAGAGAAGTATCTATTGATCAATCGGATGTTTGCCGGACAAGCAACGCTAATCCCGATGTTCAACGAGCAGAACAATGAAGACCTGTTAATCTCTGTACAAACGGCAGGTGTGTATAATGGTGGTAAGGATAAGCGTGGCGAGAAGCTGGCTGAGTCGGAAGATGATAAGCTGGAGGGAAGAACGGATGGTTCTGATGCCTTTGATACTCTCTGTATAGGCTGTGAGAAATTCCCGAAGGTGCATTTCAATTTGTTTGTAACCTCTTCGATGTAGGTTAACTGTCAGTGTTGATGCTCATTAACGTGTGTTCACTTTTAAAAGTGGATGTACGTTTTTTTTATGCGCGTTTGGCGTGTACCGAGGGCGTGAGTAAAGAATTATTACATATTCCGAAGGGGAGGAGGGAGGTAATGAGATTTTTTGCGTAGGGCGGTGGGGGGTAGCCTTCGGCAGTTCCGCACAAAGTGCGGGGCTGCGCTGTGTTAGTACGTTGTTTATGAGGGAGTTGTTTGTTTGAGTGCTGGAAACCTGCAATTTTTCACTGTATTTTATAGGCTTTTTCAAAGGTAATTTTCTGTATTTCAGTATTTTGCGTTAAGTATAATTAACGTTTAAGTGGTATTGGGAAGCCTTTTGACCTTGTTTGATGCCTTGGTAGCTCTTTTCTTTTTTCTCGAATGATTTTTTCTAAAAACTTTTTTTTCATGGGATATAGGTCGTATTTCCCATGTTATTGTCTGATTTTTATCTTTAATATTAGTATATTGCTGTGTATTAGGTGATTATGTGTTGTTTTGTGTTGAAAAAATCACTATCTTTGTTATGTAATCAAAGGGGGATAGGGTTGCACCCCGAACCCCGCAAATGTTTAATTTTTAACGTATAACATCATGAAAAGTAATGTAATCAGCGCAAAAGGCGCAGAGGCGAAAGCCGCAGTGTTAGGTAATGCAGTAACTAACAGCAAACAAGAGGAGGCAGCACCTTTGCT